ATCAAGAATTCTGAAGATGCAACCATTCTTCTGGGCCCAGTCTTCAGCCGCGTGCCACTTGTCTTGGTTGACCTGATAGGTGTAGCACTGCTCAAGATAGCGTTTCGTCTTGCGTGTGGCCTTCGGGAGAACAGTCTCGTGGTGCGGCTTGATCTCGATCAGCAACGTGACCAGTTCGCCGTCTTCCTTCTTCATTTTGATGATGAAGTCGACGAAGTACCTACGGTTCTTATTGTCCGCCTGTGAGTAGTATGGGATCACAATCCCTTCCGAGTTCCACTGGATGATGCTAGGGTTTCGATCACACCAGTCCATGAACTTCATTTCCCACGACGAGCGTGCGGTGATCTCCTCGAGCTTCCCGACATACTTCTCGGGGAACTTCGGACGAAACTTTTTCGGTCTTGGTGCTCGGCGGCCCATACTTAGTCGATAAATAGAGTTGTATTCCTTCAGATATTTAACTATGGCATCCAAAGCTCAACAACTTATGTATCCATCGGATCTGGTCAAACCTGATCGGTTCCCCGCTTGGATCAACTTCTCATTCTACAACCGCGAGAACGTCTCGAAGCGGTTCCCAACTGACAAGGTTGACCTCTACATGCCCGAGAGCGTGCAGAATCCATCCACCGTTCGTTGGGACACCGAGAACTTCGGATTCGTCGGTAACGAGATCGCGACCCGTGCCAAGAACATCAGCAAGAATGGATGGGACGGGTTGAGCGAAGTGAGTTCGTGGCAGTATAACGAGAACACCGCCGGGCAGGCTGGCGCACTCATTAAAGCTCGAGGACTGGCGAACATCGGATCCGCGGCTGCGAGCTTAATGGGCGGGTCGGTCACAGCTGAGGGTTTGATGGGTGAAGTTGCTGGCAAGATTCCGAATCCATTCCTGACCATGGTCTTCAAAGGTCTCGACTTCCGAACATTCTCTTTCGTGTTCAAGTTCTACCCGTTCTCAGAAGATGAATGTCAGCTGATCTACGACATCATCAAGATTTTCAGGAAGAATGCTCTCCCTTACAAGGATGCGGGCGGTGCATTCCTGGGATATCCGATGGAATGCGACATCACTTACAAGTGGAAGGGAGGTCCTTCCACTACGAATCGCGATGGCTCGAACAACCCAAACAATAATGCATGGTTGCACCGATTCAAACCAGCTCACTGTGTGGCTATCGACGTCGACTACACCAGCTCTGGTATGTTCTCGATCATGCGTAATGGTTTCCCATCCGAAATCACAATGTCGACCAAGTGGTCTGAGCGTGAGCTCGTTACCCGTGAGGACGTCGAGCTACCAATGGGGAAATCGTACTAATGTTCGACAAGTTCAGCACAACTCCATACAGCCTCGATGGGTACTCCAAAGAGGCCATGAACATCCTGACAGCGGCGATCGTGAAGCACGTGAACGTCGACCAGGCTTTCGTCTATCAGCGTTACATCGTCCCAGCAGGTACTTCGCCGGAGAGTCTCGCATACGAACTCTACTCTGACGCTGATAAATACTGGACAATCCTGCTGGTGAACGGCATCGTCAACCCGTTCCTGGATTGGCCGATGGACGCTCACACTCTCGAAGAATACGTGAAGGTCAAGTACACAGACCCTGAGTCTGTCTTATATTTCACGAATCTCCAGACAGGCAAGCAATACGATGATGTCGCCTCAGAAGCGTTCTACGCTCTGCTAGAGAATGGCGATCCACTTCCACAGAACGTCCACCCCGTTAGTCCACTCGAACATGAAGCTAACGAGAACTCTCGCAAGTCTGAGATCATGGTCATCGCGCCACGGTACATCAACATTTTCGTAGACACGTTCAACAAGTCGATTCAGGGTATCGAGTAATGATCATTCAAGACGCTGGGCTCTATGGCGACATGCGGAAGTTCGTCGTCACGGTGAACGGCAAAGACATCACGAATGCAGTGACCGCCGTGAACATCTTCCAGGACGTGTTCTCGCCTACGAATACTGCTGTCATCAATGTCGTCGACACCGAGAACATGCTAATGCGCCTTCCGATCAACGTCGGGGCGAAGGTCACAGTTGAGTACGAGACGAAGGTCGGCAGTGAGGCTGGCGATGGCTCCGCTTCATGGTCTTTCACGATCTACCGAATCGGTGAGAAGGATATCACGAACCAAGAGATCCAGTCCTACGTCATCTTCGTCGCAGACAAGGCGTTTCTGAACAACCAGACCAAGCGAATCTATCGCTCGTACGCGAACACCAAGTGTGCGGCAGCAGTCAAGAAGGTCGTCGAAGAATATCTGGGCGGCGAGCTCCAGTCCCACAACGACGACTCATCCATCCACTTCATCGCGACGGGTTGGACCCCATTCCGCACCATCGCGTGGTTGAGCAAGATCGCCACGAAGCAGGGTGCTGCCGATTTCGCGTTCTTCCAGTATCCGGACGCGAAGTTCGCGTTCAAGAGCTTCGAGACTCTCTACTCGTCACAGGCTGAGTCCTGCGGAATCAAGTTCGAGATGCACCCAACGCACACCGCGGACGAGAAGCACGCAGCAGAGTACGATTACTGCACCTCAATCAGTACATACAGCTTCGAACACTTCGACGGCTTGACCAATCTCGCCGGTGGCTACTACCAGAACAAGCTCGCCACCTACGACCTGATGGCGAAGAAGTGGACAGTCAAGAACTTCAAGTTCGGCGACGACAACGCGGCAGACAAGGCAAAGCTGAAAGACGACAATGGCCTGTTCCTAGGAGCAGATGAATCGAACATCTCATTCGTTCCGAAGCATCCAGGCATGTTCAAGACCGCTGCCTACTCTGACAAGGCCGAGACGTGGCAGACCAGCCGCAAGTCTTCAGTGCTCAAGTTCGATCAGGAGAAGTTGGTCATTCAGCTCCCTGGTGGTGGTAAGACAGCGAAGTGGTTCGGCAAGAACTGTGAAGTCGATCTTCCTGCTCAGGACTCGTTCCGTCGCGAACGCCTCGACAAGCAACGCCGTGGTCGGTACCTGATCACCGCAATCAATCACTCGCTCAACAAGGACGCCTACCTCGTCACGCTTGAGCTATGCAAGAAGAGGCTTGAAGCATGAGCGCCCCTGATTACGCAGGATTTACATTCGGCCAGTTCGTCTGGTGGATCGGTGTAGTCGAAGACCGACTACACGATCCGAAGAAGCTCGGCCGAGTACAGGTTCGAATCTTCGGCTACCACTCGCAAGACAAGTCGCAGGTTCCGAAAGATCACCTACCATGGGCCCACGTTCTGATGCCACCGCATGGCGCATCTCTGGGTGGCGTAGGCATCTCCCCGACAGGCATCCTCGAAGGTTCACACGTCGTAGGCTTCTTCCTCGACGGCGACAACCATCAGACTCCACTTGTCCTCGGTACGCTCCACGGCGAGCCGAACAACGTCCCTGACACGTATGAACTGACTCGCGGTGAGAATATCCAGTCAACGTTCATGGGTGATAGAGCAGCTGACTTGATCACATCTAAGGTTGGTGGTCTCGGAGGACTGGGTGGTCTCGGAGACGCGATTGGTGGCATCACGAGTCAGATCAACAACACCCTGACTGACCTTCGCAATTTCACTCAGAACTTCCAGCTTCCGATCGACAACCTCAACATCGAATCTCTGCTCGGAAAGTTCGGTGATGCAGGGATCCTCAACGAGATCCCAGGTCTCTCAGGGATGGTCACAGGTGGATTGAATGGTGAAATTGGAATCATCGCAGGCGGAGCTGGTGGAGGATTCGACATACAAGCTGTCGGTTCGATGCTCCAATCGCATCTCGGGAGCATCGGCGGCCAGATCGAGTCACTGACAGGCGAACTACAGAATCTGAGTGATCCGCTTCAGATCAGTGCGGTACAGGCCCAGATTCAATCTCTGACGTCACAGTTCTCGAGCATCGTCGGTATCGTGAATGGGTCCATCCCGTCAGGACTTCCTGGTGCTGCAGACGTCATGGGGATGCTCAGTGGCATCCCTGCAGTTTCGAACGCCCTATCCAAGATTAGCCAAGTGATGGGTGTCGTCAATCAGCTTTCGGCTGCCGTCTCGGGCATCAAGGCTCTGGCGAACGCGATCACTGGTGGCGGCGTCATGGGCCTGATCAATGGCCTGAAAGCAGGCGCTCTATCTAACACCTGGCAGGAACCGAAGTCCCCAGCTGCACCTGAATACCCGTACAACAACGTCGTCCACACCGAAAGTGGACAGGTTCAGGAATTCGACAACACTCCAGGCAAGGAACGCTATCAGCGCTACCACCCATCAGGCAGCTTCATCGAGGTCCACCCTGATGGTACCCAGCATGAGAAGGTTGTCAAGGACAACTACTCGATCGTCATGGGCGACGACTTCATCCACGTCGATGGAAATGTGAAGGTAAATATCGTAGGAAATGCAACCATTGCGGTTGGTGGTTCATGTGGTCTTCGAGTCGATGGTGATATGACTCACATCGTGGACGGTGATTATTCGCTGGCCGTGAGCGGAGACTACTCAGTCGCAATCGGCGGAGCACACAAGCAGTCGGCTGGATCCCACTTCCAGGCGAAAGCACCAAGAGTAGACATCAATTGACTGCCGTAAATAAGCAGTACCCAAGGAGACACTGAAATGCCATCGGCAACTACATCCAACTATCTGCACGCGAAGTTCATGGACACCCTCCTGAAGGGTTCATCCTGGTCAGCGCCGTCGAACCTCTACGTTGCGCTGTTCACCACGGCGCCTGCGCTGGATGGAACTGGCGGAACTGAAGTTTCGACTTCGGGTACTGCATACGCACGCGTGCTTGCAGGCCCAACCGACGGTATCGGCTCTGACTGCTGGACTGGTCCTTCGGGCTCCAACCAAGAATACAGCAACGTGACCGAACTGACCTTCGGCGTCCCGACTGCGAACTGGGGCACCATCGTCGCAGCTGGCATCTATGATGCTTCCTCGGGTGGCAACCTGATGTACGTCGCAACCCTGGCGACTTCGAAGGTCGTGAACAATGGTGACGGCGCGCCACGTATCCTGGCGAACCAGCTGAAGATTTCCCGCGCTACCTGCTAACCGAAAGGAGAACTGAAATGCCTGAGAATCCAAACCCACCAGTTCCACCTGAGACCGAAATCCCGCAGGAAGAGGTCAAGACCTCTGACAAGCAGGGCAAGGCCGGAACCTCGTAAGCCATGGAAGCAATCGGAATCTGGATCGTTGTTGCCGTAATCTTCGTCATCTTCGTCCTCCAGGTCAGGAAGAAGAATCCAGCGAACGGCCCTGAGTGGCAGATCCTATACTCGGCTGGTCTCCCAAAGACACCAACCAAATCTGGTAAGTGGTGGAAGATCGTAGGACCAGCTCGCCCAGGGCATTTGAACTACGTGCCTTGGTACAAACCGTTCAAGGTCTCACTTGGTCAAACGATCCGGGTTGTACTCAAAGTCACCGGAGCTTACACACCAGTGGACGGGTACGAGGGTCAGATCGCCACCACAGCCTTGATGTTCAATCGTCGCGGTGATCGTCCCAATGAAGCAGTCGATGCCGCAGGTACAGGTCCAGGCCCATACAACACCTGGCGGCTGTATTCGAAGGTTCGTCCCGAACTCAAAGAAGGCCCCGTTGAATTCGATGTGAAGGTCGACGCTGCCAATCTAGTCGCGGTCATGGGTGGTATCATTACCGATGACGATGTTCAAGCCAACATCAGCGACCTCGAAAGCATCAACCTAGTCTTCGGTGGCGGCAGCGGAGCAGGACACGGCGCCGTTCAAATGATACCTGGATCGAGCATTGAGTTGGTCGAACTCTACATCATCTGATACAACATGAGCCACCCCTCTGCGCAAGTACGGGTGGCTCCTTTATGAGTGATAAATACATGTATGGCCGGATATAAGCAAACAATTCAGAACCTCGAGCCGAAGCTCTTCTTGACCTTCGACGGTGATGCGATTGACGCCACGAAGCGAACAATCACGGCGCTCCCTCATGAATTCATCGACGAGTCTGGTTACGCCAACTCCGCTCTCCTTCAGATCGACGACGAGGACTTCCCCGCATACCGCATGGGTCTTCCGTCCATGGTCGAACTCGAACAGGACGATCAAGGCGCGATCAGCTTCGGATGGTACGGTCGCCAGGCGGCTGCTCCTCTAGACATCTGGCCGAAGTCATTCATCGAGGTTGCATACCAGTCGTGGTTCAGCTTCCTCGACAACAACGGTAGCTTCAGTGTCGGCTTCATGATGAATCGCGAGACGAGTGAGCAAGCGTTCCGAGACTACTACGGTTACCCGTCGACGCAGTACACCTCCAACGGCATCAACCGTACAATCATTCGCAAGCAGGGTGCGTTCGACTTCTACTACCAAGACAATTACAACTACGAAAAGCGATTCATCTTTCAGCATCCAGGCGGAACTTTCACGCTCAATGCTAGCACCACCTACAACTGGCTGTATGGAAAGGATCACCACTTCTTCTTCGTCTGGGACGTAAAGGAAACGACGCCCGGTACGTTCGTAGCTACTGCGAAACTGTACATCAACGGTCACATCTACACTCAGTCAACTCACACCACTCTCGACACGCCGATCAGCACCTATGCGGCGACACCGATTGAGATTGGCGGTTCGATCAGTGGCGGTGGTATCCTGAAGAACGACCGCGCGACGAGCAAGGTCAACATGGATCAGATCGCGATCTTTGACCGAGGACTGACCGATGACGAAGTGATGCGACTATACAAGAAGACTCGATCTTATGATCGTCTCGTACTGTTCGAGAACGCAACGCATTACTGGTCTCTGGGTGACGCCGCATCGTCTTCGAACTTCGTCATCACAAACATGACGAACAGCTACACAGGCGAATACCTCGGCGGCAATGTAAAGGCAGTACGCGCACAGAATCCACCACCCCAGATCGGTAACGGCTCATCTACCTACTTCCAAGCTGGTGGCATGGGTCTGATTCGATACGTCGACCCGAACGCACGCGTCCTTCCGATTGCTGATGCGAACGGTGATTGGACCGTTCACTTCTGGGCGAGTGCATCCAACACAACACGAAGCGTCCTGTTCTCACTTCAAGAAGACGACTATCCAAACGTCGGTATCCTTTGCGAGATGAACATGCGGAACGGAACCCAACAGAACGGATCCGTCGAGTTCAGCCTCTCAGACAACTACCGACTGTCGAGCCTCACACACCAAGACAATGCACAACCTTGGCTGTTCAACGACGGGGTCGACCACCACTTCGCGCTGGTCAAGCGCAGCAACACCGCCGAACTATGGATCGATGGTCGTCAACACTCGACACTCCCGGTAGAGAATCTCCCTGTCACCTTCCCGGGCCCTGGTAGCGTCTATCTCATGGGTGCAGCACCTGGCAAGTTAAGTACAACGGGTCGCATGTCGAGAGTAGCATACACACCTTACGCTCTTGGTGGCGCTGAAATCCGAGCACTTGCCGCATACAACAGGATCTGGCGCATCAAAGGCACAGTCACGCTCCAGGGTAATCCGCACCAAGCAACCGTTCGTCTCCTGGCGCACAACACAGGTGAGCTGGTCAAAGAAACACTCAGCAGCAATCTCGACGGGTTCTACTCGGTCGATCTTTTCGACAATCGCTTGATTGACCTGATGGTTTTGAACAAACAAGATACCAACATCAAATATCGTGCCTACGGACCAATCACTCCGATGGGCTATGAGGACCTACCATAATGGGCTACACCAAAGCAGCACTCGGCACCACTCCAGCCATCAGGAATGATCTGGCAGGATGGAAGGCGCATCTCCTTGAATTGCACAGCGAATTAGTCGCTGCCGGTTTCGTACAGACAGGCGACACTGGCCAGCTAGATATCTCTGGTGTGGCTACGCTCCCCGCCAACACCACATATGCTGGATACAGGATCTATGAGGTGGACGATGACTTGGCTGCTGCTGGTTACAGGATCGTCTTCAGATTGGACTTCGGTGTCAACTTCGAGAGTCTGTATGGTGGTAACCAGAACCCAAACTGCATCAGGGTCAGAACCACAGTTGGTACCAAGACTGACGGCGTAGGCACAATCCTGTCTCAGAATGGTTCCACAGCCATCACTCCGGCTATCACATGGGGAAACCCTCAGTCTTACATCGATGGTGGTTCACAAACCACCATTGTCAATGTCGTTGCTAACAACTACATTTGCGTGAATCCAGACAAGGGATTCTTCGGCATTGTATTTTCTTGCAATGGCCGCGGCAGCAGCGGCAGCGGCACGCAGTATGGTTCCTTCAATGGATCGACTTTCACTATGATGATCCAAAGGTCGCTGGATGCCGATGGTGAGCCTTCCAACGAAGGTTTCACTGTATATGCGCCAAGCCTTGATAAATACGCGGAGTGGCCGCCCGTAGTCAGGTTTCCATTCGAAACCACTAGATACGATCCCAATCTGAATAGGACATACGGATATAACTATTCTGACACAACTTCGATCTCGACGCAATATGCGCAGGTCAGGGCTGGCGGTCAAGATGCTCCACCAATCTCGGGCGATATCCAAACCAGTCCTTGCTATCAATATGTGGATGGACGGCTCAAGTTTAATCCCAACATGGTGACGTACAGAACACAAGATTTGACCGAAGGTACAAGATTCCAGATCGAAACATCTCCTGGTGTCGTCTCCACATTCATCGCGCTTGGCCCGGGATCTGGTATGAGGCCAGATTCTTTCGGTCAGATGAATTCATTTGCGATGCTATTCGAGTAAGACATGGCTGCTCATCGCTACTGGCGAATCCTAATCATCGCAAATCACGGTGCATCATACAGCACCGTGTGTGAACTTGAGATGTTCGACGTCTTGGGTGGTACCAATTTGTGTACGGGTGGTACCCCTATCTCTTCTTCCAATTACGATGCCACTTGGACTGCTGCCAAAGCATTTGATGGAATCAAGAACACCGATTCTGGTTGGGCCACGTTAAACTCCCAGCATATCCCTTCCTACATTGGTTATGATTTCGGCTCCGGCAATGATAAGGACATCATTCAGTTTGCTATCACTGCGAGGCAAGCTTCCCTGAACGAAACGCCAAAGACATTCTTCCTTGAATGGAGCGATGATGGCGTTGTTTGGAACATGGCTCATGGTGTGTACGATGTTGCTGTTTGGACAAGCAACCTGACCAGAACATACAATGTTGCCGCATGGACTCCAAAGTTGGAGTATCCATGGGATACAGAGCGCAGCGTCAGTCGTGTGAATGCTCCGTATATCGCCAAACCGTACTTCTTCACTGGGGGCGGCGGATCTTTCTCAGGTACAACCAGAACTAATGCTGGTGCGGTATCATATTCTACCATCAGAGCATTTGACACTGATACAGGTCTGCTGGCTGGGGAAACTCAAGCCAATGTGATCGGCGAGTGGTCACTCCAGAAGTTGAAGGGGGGCAGGGAATACTTCATCGTTGCTACTCACCCAAGCAAAACTTGGGAACAGATGATTTCGAGCCAGAGGTTCCCACAACAGCTAGACATTCAGTTGAGATCTAGGATTCCGGTCGGGGAAGCCATTTCTGTTTTAGATTTGATTTTCACAAAATGGGCAGTCAATGGATCTTATGTGGCGGACGTCAACAGTGCTTCTTGGACTGCTCACACCCTGAGGCAAGTTTTCCCTGTTCCTACAACCAAGGGCAACAAGATCAAGTTTACCCTCAGAGCTGGTTCCAACACATGCACTGTAAATCAGTTGTATGTTGGATATCTCACAGGCACATACAACTATGCTGATACACCTGTGGCTCTTACAGTTGGCGGAAACACATCTTTCACTATTACAGCCAACACTGAAGTGGTTACCGACCCGATCGATTTCAATGCAAACACAGATTCCAATCTTATGGTCAGTGCATACCTCACTGGTGGGGACGTGGGAGCCAAGGCCACCGTGGCCGGATGGCAGGCGTATCAAAAGGCTGGTGACACCGCCGACGACTTGACTGCATCTGGCTACTCAACCATCCAGAATGGGGCGTTGGTGAATAAGGTGGAAATTGGCTACAATGGCTGACTTAAATACAAGACACTAATCGGTGACAAAATGGGCTACACTCACAAATGGGTTCCACCTTCGGCTGCGTATGGCAACAACCTGACTGCATGGAAGACAATCTGTCAAGACATCCACACCCAGTTGCTTGCGTCTGGCCTCGATGCCGCGTCAGACACTGGTCAGCTTGACATCACAGCTGTCGGTGCATTGCCGTCGTTCGGTGGATGGGCCGGCTACAAGATG